AGGATGTTTTTTAAGACCAGAAATTTCCAAAAAAAATTCTTCTGGGATGTTGTTTTTGACCATGTATCTGCTATCCTATATGCGTAACCTATTCCTAGTCCATTATAATTTATAAACCATCAATAAATCAAATAATCAAGGAGAATAATATGACAAACAAGTTAGACACCCTCATCGACAGCCTTCTTATCGAGGTAAATGAGGAAATTATCAGTAACCTTAGCACCATGGGCTACTCGCGTGACGAGGCAACAAAGGTTGTTGCGGAGTTTGGTGAGTTTGACCTTGCTGCTGCTGCAGCTGCTGAACCAGCTAGCTTCTAAATAATTTTACCCATCTGGGGTAGGAGCAGTATTTTAGCTCCTACCCCAGATTTTTTTTTATGCCTTAGCGTACTTTCTTAATCTAAATGCTCCCGTACTGCAGGCTCCGGATTTGGCAAAATCGCAGTAGGTGCAGGCTCTTTCGTTCTTTGTTGGATGAAAAAATGTATCCTGAGTAATCTTATTAATTTCTTTAATAAGATTTTCTTTTACATTTTCCAGATCTTCTTTTGTAAAAAGATGACCCTTCCTTCTACCCGATCTTAGATAATACAGCTCTGCGTGTATATTTTTATCTGGGAACTGCTGAGAAACAGCCAATGCGTAAATGCCCAACTGTAGGTTATTGGCGATGTCTTTTTGCGCCACTTCCCACTTGCCGGTTTTGTAATCTATAATTTTTAAAGTATTTTCATCAACAACATCAATCCTGTCTATATATCCCAGTATTGAGTAGCTGCCTATGATAAATTTAAATTCGTATTCTTTATCAAAAACATCAAATGTTGATTCACCATAGTGATCAAAAAATTCATTTAAAATAGTTGTACCAACACCAACTAATTCTGGGCCAACTATTTTGGTTGGGTCTTGTTTTTGTGCATGCTCTTGATAAGATTCAACTAACTTAGAATGATCTAATTTTTCTTCTTTAGAAACATTGTCTTCTAAAACAGAATGTATAATATTTCCGAAGGAGTGCCGCGTCATTTGGCTTACGGGGTTCTTTTTGAATATAGCTATAAAAATATTTCGATGGACAAGATTTATATGTATCTATTCTTGAATAAGAAAAGTCTGTTAAAGAAAGCCTTTCAAGCGGAGACAACTCAGATATAGATTTAATTTTTATACTCATCATCATCTCCTACATTTTGAAGAAAAACACCATTTTCGTCATATTCATTACCACTTTCATCTATAAAGTGGCCACTATATATATTTTTATATCCGCCGTTCACCCACCGGAACCCATCCAGAGGTTCCTATTTCCATATGATCATCTTCATTATACGGCCAGCTCATCAGAATCCTCCATAAAATCATCTGCCCCTTCGGTTAAGGAAACAACAGTATTATTTATTGCTTCTATATTATAATAGTAGTTTAATAGACAATATAAACTATACAACTCTTCCTCGCTGGCATAAAAGCCAGCTATCCCGCACTGAACAAAAAAACTGTCTGCGTTTTCATATTCAATTAGAGTCAAATTTTTATAAAGAACCCTACCCACTTCTTTCCTCAACATAATTAATCTTCCTCAACTATTGTTATTGGATTAAAATTTGGATCATCTAATTTTTCACGCATATCATTAACATAAGAATCCCAGTCTCTTTCGTCTTGAGACTTCTTCTCGTATTGAACAGTCCCTTTAAATGGATTAGACTTAAATCTTGTAATAATTAATCTACCCTCTTGAGTTCTCCAACGAAGAACACCGTTTTTACAATCGCAGAAATCATCAGAATGTGGATCAGTCCAACCCCTTGGATCATATCTACCGCTACACGAATTGCATTTACTATAGCGGCCCTTATCTTGACATCGATTACAAGACGTGCAGAAGTTCCAGCAGGGTTTTGTGGATGGGTTTTGATATGTTCCGGGTAGTGTCATGTTATCTCCAGTTGTTTGCTAGTTGGTTTATTTGATCTTGAATCTTTAGTGAAGTTGTTTTCTTAAAACGAAAAGTTACTTTTTTATTATTTTCCATATAAGAAATAAAAACATTAATTGGTCCGTTTATTGGTTCAATTATATCATAAACCCCCTTAACTAACTCCATACTTGGAGCCTCAGGGAAGGAAAGCACTATGGATCGGGTTCCAATAGCTCTCGAAGTATCTACTTTTTCTATCGAATTAAAAAACAATTTAACGATGGATGTTTCTTCTTCGTTTTCTTTATTGATTGAACCAGTGACGACAACAATATCGCCTTCTGTAAAAAAATCATCAGATAAAGATTTTGCTTCTCTTGGAAAAACAACTACCTCTATTTCACCAGTCAAATCTTCTACCGTAAACTTAAACATTCTTTGTCCTTTTTTGGTGATAATTTTTTTAACAGAAGTAATAATTCCACCTATTTTATGATTTGAACCATTTGACATTTCGCCGGCGTCTTGTATTTCAACAGTCACATCTCTAGAAAGAAAATCCCACATACCCTCAATTGGATGCTTAGAAACATAAATTCCTAGCTCTTGCTTTTCTTTTTCCAAAAGATCTAGTTCATACTTTCTTGTTATGTCAAACTCATCTTGAATATCGATTAACTCGTCAAGTGCGCCTGCTTTTGCAAAGTGTTCAAGTGTTGATTTTTTTAATATAGATGTATCTGTTCTTCTAAAAAAATCATAAATATTTTTATAAGGTTTATCCTTTACTCTTACCTCCATAAGCGCCTCTGCTATTGATTCTCCAATACCATTAATTGCAGAAAGACCAAAGATAATAGTTTTATCGTCAATAACTTCAAAATCTTTTCCTGATTTATTAATTGAGGGGGGCAACACTGTAATGCCAAGCTTTTTACAATCCGCTAAATAAGAAGCTAGCTTTTCTTTATTGCCAACAACAGAAGACATAAGAGCAGCCATGTACTCTGCGGTGTAGTGCGTTTTTAGATAGGCGGTTATATAGGAAACCATGGCGTAACTTGCAGCGTGGGCTCTATTAAAACCGTATCCACCAAAGTACTCAATGTCTGAATAAATTTTATTTGCCGTATTTTTCCCTAAACCAGAATAACTTTCACACCCCTTAACAAACTTTTCTCTGAAAAGAGCTATCTTATCCATTAACTTTTTGCCGATAACTTTTCTAAGATCATCTGCTTCCGCCGAGCTGAACCCAGCTAATTCCCTAGAAACACCTAAAACGTCCTCTTGATACAGCATGATGCCGAGAGAGGGTCCTAAAACTTTTTCTAACTTAGGATGATCATATACTACTTCGGATCTACCGTGTCTTCTATCGATATACAGCTTGTCCATTCCAGAACCCATTGGACCCGGTCGATAAAGAGATATAAGAGCCATGATATCTTCAATGTTGCGAGGCTGAAGCTGAACCATTAGTTGGCGCATTCCAGCAGATTCCAATTGAAAAACACCCATAGCTTGACCCCTAGAAAGAAGGTCGTATGTTTTTTTATCATCAATTGGAATTTTATTAACATCTATTTGAATATTCTTTTTTGAGTTAACCAATTTAATACATGTGTCTATTACACCTAGATTTCTTAAGCCAAGAAAATCTATTTTTAACAGACCACACTGCTCGACCCTACCCATATCCCACTGCGTAACAATTGGTTTGTCAACACCCTTTTGCATTATGGGCAGATAATCCACTAGAGCATTTCGGGAGATCACTACTCCAGCAGCGTGTATTCCGGTCTGCCTTACTAGATTCTCAAGGCCAAAGGCGGCATCAATAATTTCTTTAGCTTGCGCGTCTTTTAAGTAAAGAGAAGAAAACTCTTGAACCTCCATGCACTCGTTGAGATTTTTAGAAACCCCAAGAACTGGTGGTGGAATAAGTTTAGCGACTTTATCCCCAGAAGAAAAATCATAACCCAAAGCCCTAGCTGCATCCCTAATTGACTGCCTTGCCCCAGTTCTGTTGAACGTACATATATGAGCGACTCTGTCACTACCATACTTTGACCTAGCGTACTCTATAACCTTATCCCTGTGCCTATCATCAAAGTCTAAATCGATGTCTGGCATTGACTTTCGACCTTCAACTAAAAATCTTTCAAACAACAGACCGAACTTAATGGGATCCAAATTGGTTATATCAAACGCATACGACAAAACGCTACCTGCAGCGGACCCTCTTCCCCACCCAACTCTAATATCGTTTGACTTTGCCCATCTAACCAAGTCCGAAACAACTAAAAAGTATTCAGGAAAACCCATTTCTTTTACAACTTTAATTTCGTGTTCTGCTCTTTTTACAACAATCTCGGGAATTGGATTGCCGTATCTATTTTTTAATCCCTCCCAAGCAAGGCGTTCAAAATACTCAGTTGAAGACTCTTTTGTCGGAATAGGAAAATTGGGAAAGTGTATTTCTCCAAATTGTAGATTTACATCTACCATATCGCAAACAGACATTGTGTTTTTTAGCCACTCAGCTTCAAAAAGTGATTCCATTTCTTGATATGATTTTAGATAAAAGTTATCTCCAGAAAAAGAAAATCTATCTGGGGTATTTATAGTAGAGTTCGTGGCAACGCATAACATAACATCATGCGCTCTTGCGTCATGCTGGTGAACATAATGGCAGTCACCAGTTGGAACTATTTTTGCACCGATGGCTTTTGCTATTTCGACTAGTTGGTTTGAAATTTTTCTTTGTTCAGTAAGGCCGTGATTTTGTATTTCAATAAAATAATTTTCTTTTCCAACTATGCTCTGCATTGCATAAGCGGATTCTAGGGCAAAGTCATAGTCATTTCTTAACAGTGCCTGACATATTTCGCTATTTAAGCATCCAGACAGCACGATGATTCCGTCTGCGTGCTGAGAGATCAAATCATGGTCTATTCTTGGTTTTACATAGTATCCTTCTAGAAAGGATCTAGATGACATTTTAATAATGTTGTGATAGCCTAAATTATTTTTAGCTAATATTGTTAAATGATATGGGCCTCTTTGTTCCCATTCATTTTTTGATGGACCAGATCTTTCTTCTTCGTCTCTATCAAATCTAGTTTTTCTTGCCTGGTAAAACTCGCTTCCGAAGTATAGGTTTTACGCCAGCTGACTTAGCCGCATCATAAAAATCAAGCCACGAATGTATATTGCCGTGATCGGTAGTTGCCAAACCGGCCATACCCAACTTTTTTGCTCTTTCAAGATATTTTTCTACATCCCCATGTCCGTCGAGCATTGAAAACACTGTGTGATTATGGAGATTGGTCCAGTTTTTCAATTTATACCCCTCTGCCTTCTAATGTCATTGAGAACCTTGTCTTTATCGCGCTTATAACAAACCACTACAACGCCCTTGCAATATTTGCATACAGGCGGAACTCCCGCCTGAGCAAACGGACTGGAAAACATAGACCTATCAGATTGTTCGGTACCGCACTCCGTGCACAGGCCTATCACATCATCATTTGCCATTGTCTTTCCTTACTGTTTTATACGCAAATCTAACTGGTGACGGAGATGATTTTTCATTTGTTTCTATAAATTTGTCACCTATCTTAACCCACTTGTTCCTTTTTTCCAAAGAACAATTACCACATCCAACCCCAACTGAATTTGCCCTTTCGCATGTATATGGTCTACCACCAATTCCAAGCTCTCTTCTTCGTATCCAGTCATTAATATGTGCTGTTGATTTCTCAAAATTGTAGTCATCACAATTACTCAGTATTTCATGTAAATATTTAATTGAGTCAATATTATACGTGAGTATAGAGCACAAAAACAACCTAGCTTCGTGTTCTAATCGCTTTATATTAACAGCTTGGTCATGCAGCCTTTTTATTGATGGACAATTTTTCCAAAGAACTTCTTTTTCAAAGGACTTTTCTTTTTCATTAAAAGCTTTTAATTTACTTGATCCGTATTTATTAAACGAGTCTAAAAAATCTTTTGGTTTTGTTTTTTCTTCTTCCATTTGATAAGTAAATTGCCTGTACCACTCGTTGGCGGTATAAGAAAACTCTTGATCTTGGACTGTGTTGTTTTGAAGAATTGAACAATAATTTATTATTGCCTCTATTCCAGAATCAAATATATTTTTAGGAATTAAATTTTTGTACAAACCAGTTGCCTGATGCTTAGAGCCGGGTAAGCGCCACATTCTTCTCATGTCATAAACTGCAAAGTCTAAAGACTCTATTAAATACTTTTCTTTTATTTTTGTAGCTATATATCTAAAAATCTTAGGTAGCTCATTGCTTGGATTTATGCCCAGAGCAATAGCCTCACACTCAATATGAAAACCCTTTTTACCCGTAAAGTATACAAGAACTGATTTTTCTGGTATGTATTTTAGTAAATAATTATACAAAAATTTTACTTCTTGATAACATTTTTCCATATCTTCGTTATCAAGATCAAAATATAGCGAACCCAAACGAACTGCTTCTTCTATAACCGTTTTATCATAGTGCCAAACAGAAGTGTACAAACCAGTATTGTCATGACTATTTCTGTATTGATCTATATTATTGTATTCATAAAATAATGGATAATCGCCAGACTTATCTCTGATAACTCTGTCTAGAGATGGAACATATCTGGCAACCTCTACATATTTCCATTGAGATAAGAACTTATCTTGATCCAGAGGTAACTTCATTTAATCTGCACTTTTCCATATTCTTGAGAAAAACTCCAAATAACTAATCTATTTTCGTTTACCATTTCTTTGCTGTAAGATCTATAATAAATCGATTCAGATATAAAAGATTCCAGATTAGAAGAAATGTAGAGTCTCTTTTGTAGAGGATTAGTTACTTGCTGGTCCACTGGGTTTCCACCTATGCTCTATTATATCTTCTCCATCTACAATGTTGTGTAGCTTTGAGGCGATATTATCAGCTAAATGTACAATCATTTCAGCATGCGAAGTCGGCATTGTTTCCGGTATTGGCGACCAGGGCCCAAGATGGCATCTTACTATTCTTAAAACTGATTCTACTATATCTTGGTCAACATACAAAGTGGTAGAAGAACTTTCTGAAGTATATTTTTTATCTTCCTCTATGCACCAATTCACAAATTTGTCCACCGTATATGGATGAAAAGGATCATAAGAACATTGTTCGGAGGGCAAATGTTTTTTACCTTTTGTTACATCATGTAGCAAAGCGGCTGCATAAATTATGTCTCTTTCTTGCACGTCAAGAACGTAGGAATCGCATATTACTTTTGCGACCCTGATCACCCTCTTTGTATGAAGAACATTTCCCCCAAATCCATGTTCATCAATTGGATGATATTTTCCAGAAAAACTGGAAGGTATTTCCCAGAAATCCTTTGCCTTTAATAAAACTGATCTTACAAAACTTTTTAAATGAGTAGAAGAAATTAAATCTATTTCCTCAAGAAGACTACTTAAAATTGCATTCTCTTCTTGGTTGTTTTTAAAGTATACATTTTTATCAAGAAGTTCATCTAAGATTGTTTTTTTCATTGCCGATCTCCGCTCCAAAATAGACCATGTTTTTCAATTAATTGATTGTATTCTTTATCAACTAGATAGTATATAAAATCAGATAGATAAAAAAAGTCTTTAAATTCTGCCATTTGATTTATTTTTTTTGTCTGTTCTCTAGTAAACATTACTCCAAGTCTAAAATCATCATGTTCTTCTGACATCTTTCCAACCTTTCCACTTTGAACAGGGTTTATCAAACGGACACTTTTTGCAATACCAAGTTAAACCTCTGCGTGGAACAAAAGCTTGCTCGTCGACTATTTCCTGTGTCCAAAACTCTAAAGCCATTATATCCTCATCGTCAATATCGTACTCTTCAAATATTATTTTAGGTTGAGCAAAGTCTATATAGCCAAATTTTGTTTGTTTTATTTTATTTGGATTTTTAAATGAATAAGCGTGTTTCATCGCTGCAAAATCTATTTCATGCATGTTTTGATGACTGTCTTTGTAGTTAAATAAAAACTTAATTACGTAGTATTTATTATCTTTAGCCAATATAACATCGAATACATATTTAATTTTTGCATTTCTGTTAACTGGTACTATAGATTCGTCATTTATAGATATGGGTATAAATTTTTCGTCACTAAAATTTTTATGAAATGACAATAGTATGGAAGCTGCCTTCGTTGTTAGGCTTGCGTTGTTGCCATAAGCGCTTTCGTGTTTTTCTGTAATTATGTCATAATGAGAAATATCTTTAGAAAACCACATTTTTTCCCATCTATTTAATAAAGATGAATAAGACGGAGAATAACCTCCTTGTTTTTTATAAAAGAAATAATAAATAATATCTTTTATAGTGTTTTCAAATCTTTCAGCTATAAGATCTCTACTTTGTATTTTTTCCATAAGCTGATCTTCATGTCTGTACTTATATAAAAGAGCACATGTTTGAAAATCTTTTAGTCCTTTTGTGGTTATTAGTTTCATTATGAAAAGTCTCCATTGTTTAATAGATCATCTAGTATCGATGAGGCGTCGTATGATTCGGTCGTAACCATTTCGTATTCTTCATATGTTTTTTTAGAATCTACATATCTCACCAAAGGAGGTTCGTAGGCAAAGGCTGAACCAGTAATTCTATTCTTGGGTATCTGAAGCTGCATTATGTTTTCATCTTCTGAATCGTCGCCACTAATTAATTTTTTCTCCGTGATAAATATCGTAATTGCGCACTTCTGCTGGATTGCAAGTGACCCGCCGGTATCTGACTGAAGAACTACCTCTCTTCTTTCTTTCATTCTATTAGAATTTTCTTGCGCAGTTATGATTAATACACAGTTCATGTCTCTAGCTATTTTTTCTAGACGGACCATCATTTCTTCAAACTCACCCCATCTAGCTTTGCCCTTTGATCGAGTAAACATTGACTGTATAGTATCAATAACTATAACATCAGGTATTGCTTGATTTTGTAACAAAATTTCTCTCAACCATTTTTCTAAGTCTTCAAAATATGGAGTATCTGGATCATGCTTGACCATCAGTCTTTCGCCCCATTTGGTCAATCTATTAATAAATGTATTCATATGCTTTTTCTTATCTTCTTCATTCCAGGTAGCCACTTCGGCATAGACGTTTCTGCCGATTATTTGCGTCATCAATATTCTTTCCCAATGACTTTTAGCCTCCTCAAAGTTAACGTACAAGGCTCTATACCCATTGTCTAACCAGTTGTTGACTAAGCACTTAGCGAATGTGCTTTTTCCCTTTCCGGAAGCAGCTATTATAGCGTGCACTGAACCCCTGTAAAATCCGCCATCGTTAGTATACCCCATGGCTCTATTTAAAGATTTGTACTGAGTTGGTAAAAAATCTGGGGTATCTAAAAGAGAATCTATCTTTTCTATTATTTCTTTTGCAGTTACGACACCATCGTAGGGGTTGTAATTAATTTGATTTTCAAGAGTAGTTATTTCAATAGCCAAAGATGTCATCTTTGACAAATCTTCTTCTGATTTTAAACCTTTTTGACTTAAAATAAACTCTAATTCTTTTAGCAGGCTTCTTTGTTTAATCTTATTGTACTTGTGCTTTATAACTTTTGTTACAGCTTCCGGTGTAGAAAGATCCATACTACTTAAAACGCCCATTATCATATCAACACCATGTTGGCCATTTAAAGCTTCGTATAAGTCACTTTCTGTTTGCATCCATGTCTTGAATGCAACAGGATCTACGATATCTAATTCTGTAGATGTTGAATAGGCAATAAGTGCTTTATAGAATTCGTTAATTCCATTTTGCCCCTCTAACAAACCAACCATATCTGGTTGTAGATTATCCTTAAAGAAAGATATCGCGCCATTTTCTCTAAAAGAAAGAGCAAAAATTTGATATTCAATAGGATAAATATCTGCAGTTGTTGGAACTGTTGAACTATCTGTCATGATATTTTTTCCTATTTTTCATCTTTCTATATAAATCTTTTTTTCTTTTATTATACTTTTTTTTCTGCTCTTGATAATACTTATTATTCTTTACACTTTTTTTGGTTGATTTATTTTTTATCGGCTCTGCAGAACGAATTGCCTGTAGCATTCTATCATACACTGCCTCCTCTGTGAGCAGATCATTATATCTGAAAACTATTAAAGCTATTCCTAATTCTTGACATTTTTCTAATTTTTTCTTATCTCTTTCTACTGCCTGTTCAAAATCATACTTTGATTCAAAAAATCTTTGAGTATAATAAAAGTGCTGTCGTCCGATGAAACTCAGCTGCCAGCTTAAACGCAGGACAGTAAACATCCAGTTTTAGCTTTTCGCCTATATGATGCTCATTAATAACTTTTTGTCCAGGAAGAAGCTTCTTCATTACGTGAGTCAGAGCAGCTTGACCTCTAGAAGATTTTTTCTTTTGTTCTTTGATCCAATTTAAGCCAAGGGCAGATATTTTTTTATTCAAATCCTTATAAGATATATCTATTTC